AACGGAAAAGAATTACTTTCGTTTAGCGAAAAGATGAAACAAAGTAAAGGCGATGTTCCTTTTTGATTATTATAACTTACAAAAACACGAATAAATGAACGAATTGACAATTATAACAGGCAAAGTAAACTTAGACACTACTTATTTAAAGATTAAACTAAGCCTTGAAGAAATAAAAGAACGTGCTTCAAATAGACATGACTTAATACATTCAATGGAGCGTAGTTTAGTAGACTTACAACAAGTTAAAATTAGTTACGATGCGATCGAGAAAGAACTAAGGGCAGCACTACAGCAAAATTTTAGACTTGAAAAGCTATTGCAGGAAGAAAAGTTTAAAGTAAAAGATTTAGAAATGGAGTTAAAACTAAAAGACGTTGATTTATGAGGTGTAAAAACTGCAAAGAGAAATTCGAACCCGCTCGGTTTAACATGAAGTATTGTTTAAAAGACGAATGCGTTCGTGTTTTCGTGGAAGAAGTAAAGAATAAAACTTGGAAAAAGACGAAAGCAAAAGCGAAGCAGGATTTAATGACACTATCCGACTACCTTAAATTAGCCCAACAAGTGTTTAACAAATGGATCAACCTACGAGATAAGGGTAAACCTTGCATAAGTTGCGACAAACCAATTACAGGACGTGTAAACGCTTCGCACTTTTGGAATGCAAACAACCATTACAACGTTCGATTTAATGAAGATAACGTACATAGTTCCTGCATTACGTGCAATCAATTTTTATCAGGCAATCTTTTGGAGTATAGAACACGCCTTATTTCAAAGATAGGTGAACAAAGATTTAATATTTTAGAAGCTGAAAGTAAGAAAACACGGAAGTTCACAATTGAAGAACTAAAAGAAATAATAGCTACCTACAAAAAAAAGATTAAAGAATATGAATGATATATTACAAGAAATATGGGATAACGTTCCTAAACCACTTAAAAAAGCTGATTATTGTTTCTATGTTGGAAAAGGTTATAAAGACGTTCCTAAGCGATTTAAACGCAAATTAGTCATAGTAGTTTATATTATAGATGACTTTGCAATATATTACGCTCCAAGAATTTTAATTTAAAATAGTTGTTATATTAAAAAGAATAACTATATTTGACCCAACAATTAAAACTTAAATTATGAAAAAGTATTACTGGACTATGAAGAATGGTCAAAAAATCGACATTGATTTAATGGATGAAAACCATTTAAGAAACACGCTAAAAATGATTATGCGTAACATAGAAAACGCAGAAGCTAAAGAACGTGAAATTAGAAAAACACGATTTGAACTAAATGGAGATATAGCGCAAGACCATTACGACCAAATGAGTTTAGCTGAGTATGAAGATGTAATGCGTTACGGATTTTAAAACTTAAATTATGATAACAACATTTGAAACCATTACTCACGAACTAACAGATGAAGAATTAAACTTAGTTCCTGTTATAGTTCACAGCTTCCGATTCTATAAAAAGGATAACCCTATAAAAGCTGAATTGATAGTTAAACGGATGAACGAATACTTACAAAAAAACGAATCAAAAGTTAAAATGAATGGTCCGCGTTTACGTAAGATAGTTAACTACATTCGTACAAATGGCATTATTCCTTTAATAGCTACGTCTAACGGCTACTTTACAAGCGATTGTAAGCAAACTATCGCTGAACAAATACAAAGCCTTCAGGAACGAGCAAACAGCATTGAACGATGTGCTGAAGGATTAAAGAAATTTTTATAATTTTTTTTTGATCCCATTGTTATATTAAAAAGAATAGTTATATTTGTAAAACAATTAAAATTTATATTATGAAAAACCTATTTAAAAGTTTAGCAGCATTTCAGCAAGAAGTGCCAGTAATTCACAAAGGAACACAAGGCTACGGATATTCGTATGCTGACCTTCCTAAAATCTTTGAAGTTATTAACCCGTTATTACAAAAACACGGATTAGGCTTTACCCAATTAATTAATGGTCAAACAATAGTAACGTGTTTATTCCATTGTGAAAGTGGAGAAAGCATAGAAAGTAAAACGGATATTCCTCAAGGCGTTCAGTTAAAAGGAATGAATGATTTTCAAGTATTAGGTTCTGCAATCACTTATTTAAGACGTTACGCACTATCTTCTATTTTAGGTATTGTAACCGATAAAGACGTTGATGCAGCAGGTGAGCAAATAAAACCCGTAAAGACGGATAAAAAGCCTACAATACAAGGTGAACGATTCTTAAAAGCAGTAGAAGCAATAAGAGCAGGTGAATTTACAGCTGAAGAACTACAAGCAAAGTTCGAATTAAATGAAGTTCAACAAAAAGCATTGTTACTTATATGAAAACAGCAGTAGAGTGGTTGGTTGAACAATTAGATGGCGAAAGACATTTAACAGAAAATGAAATAAAACGACTTATTCAACAAGCCAAAGAAATGGAGAAAGATCAGATAATAGATGCTTGTAAACAATGTTCTTATAGTTATGAAGAAGCAGAACAATACTACAACGAAACCTTTAAATCAGAATAGAATGAAAATACGTTGCTCACAAATAGGAAAACTAATGACTTCCCCTAAAACAAAAGGGGAGGTTCTTTCTAAAACTACAAAAACCTACATTCAGGAACTTGCAATAGAACATAAATACGGAATCCGTAAAGAGTTTTGGAGTAGATACACGGATAAAGGTAATGAAGTAGAAGACGAAGGTATCGAATTGGTTAACGATGTTCTTGATTTAGGATTCATCTATAAAAATGATGAGAATTTAACCAACGATTATCTAACAGGAACACCAGACGTAAACACGAATGAAGTTCTTTTAGATGTAAAATGTTCTTGGGATGCAACTACTTTTCCATTTTTCGAGACCGAATGCCCGAATAAAGATTACTACTATCAACTTCAGGGTTATATGTGGTTAACAGGAAAAGACGAAGCACTTTTATGTTACTGTTTAGTAAATACACCTTTTCAGATAGTAGAAGACGAAGTTAGGCGTGAACATTGGAAACAAGGGTTAATTGATGAAAGTTTAGATGTAAGAGACTTTATTCAGAAGAAACATAACTTTGACCACATCCCGAAAGAAAAGCGTGTAAAAGTCTTTAAAATAGCAAAAGACGAAGAAACAATCGAAAAGATTAAACAACGAGTAGAAGAATGTAGAGAGTATTATAACAATTTAATAGAAAATTTATGAAACAGACAGCAGTAATGATTGTAGAAAATAAAGTAGAAGCGGAGGCAATAGCATTATTTGATGGTGAATTAACTTTTATTGAGTTTATAAATAATATTAGTAAGTATTTCAACCAAGCTAAAGTAATGGAGAAGCAGCAGATTATTGATGCCTACAATAATGGAGAAGATAGAAGTGCAGAATTATATTACAACGAAACCTTTAAATCAGAATAAGATGGAAACAGTAGCAATTATAGGAGCAGTATTTCTTGGATTTTTATTAGCAGGAACAATGGTATTGCTAATTATGGGAGAGGATGCACCTAAATTTATAAAAATCCTTATATGGATATCAATGATTCCACTTACAATTTGCTTTTCAATTTTATCAGCATATGTTATAGAAAGTACTGAATGTAAAGTAAAGTATAAGAAAGTTAATGTTGAACTATATGAAAAAGTAAAATAATATGGAAGAAGAGTGTTGCCCAAATTGTGGTGAATGTGAAAACATTCATACTAATTATGATTGGAGTAAAAAAGAAAGACCAGTAGAAGAGTATTTATGTAATGAATGTGGAACATATTTTCCACCTAAATCAGAATAAGATGAAAAACGAATTAAAAATCATGGGTTACTATATTAACTCAACAAGAGAAGACCAATTAGTGCAAATCAAAGATATCCAACGTGGAAAACTTTGGTACGAAGTAATAAGACAAAGCGATGCAAACACGATAAAAGAGTTTTGTTGTACGGAAACACGATTTAAAAACCTTTATATTCAAAAGAAATGAGTAAAACAAGCGTAAGAAGTAAAATCGAAGTCTTAAAGCAATGGCTTCAAAGTATAAACCCAATAAAATATATTAAGTAAATGGAAAAGAAAGAACAATTAATTCAGGCAATTATAACCTATCTAAACTTTGATTCAGTTTCAGATGAAAGATGGCACAGCCCGTTTAGTGATGAACGACAAGCAAAAGTTTGAAAAGACGCAGAAAAAATAACCGAGTTAGTAACTGAAATATATAAGTAAAAATGGAAGACAAAAAATGGAGTACAGGTGCCTGGAAAAAGCAAACTCAAAAAGGCGAAGTGATTAACTTTACAATTAATGGTGTTAAATACTCAATGTGGGCTAACAACTACAAAAAAGACGAAAAACAACCTGATTTTAAAATATTTGTTAACGACTTCAAACCAAAAGACGAAACGCAAGGAGGTAAACCTACCTATGGCAACAAAGATTTTGATGACTTTTTAAAAGGAATATGAAAGAGCAGGCAAAAGTATTAAGCGAAGCAAATGAGTTAACAAGGTTAATGATTCGGCACTATATACAAAAACACGAATTAACCCTTAACGCTTTTTCAAAACTTTCAGGAATAAGACAACCTAACTTACATAAATTAATGAACGGTAAAACCCTTTCAAGCAAATCAATCGAAAAGTTAGGAATGTTTTTTAGTAAATAACGTATTCAGGTAGTTACCATTAGAACACTTACTGAATCATTTTTCGAGCGGAACGTAAAAAATTCCGCTTTTTTGTTTGTTGTATTATATTAATTAGTATATTTGTAGACGTTAAACAATTAAAAATTAGAAATTATGAAAAGTTTATTTATGAATTGCCCTGAATGTGATGGAAGTGGATACGTTACTATTGACTTGAACGACACACACATTCCGTATGAACAAAACCCAGTTGACTTTACTTGTATGTCTTGCGATGGCAAAGGTATTGCAATTGACAAAGAAGAAGCAGAAGACAGAATTTATCGAGTTGATGATATGATTGAGGGTATGCAAACACGAATGAGAATGTTAAGCGACTTTATTAAGACTTCAAGAAAGGGATATTTACCTAATTTAGAGAAAAAATATAACGATAGATTAGAAACTTGCGCACGTGGTTTAGGACGTTTAATGAATTATAAGCGAAAATTGCATAACTTAGTATCGTGAAATTCAAAAAAACAGATGAAATTGCCTTTGGTATCGCTTACAAAAGTGGTGTCATTGGCATTTTCTTTTTATGTTGGTCACTTGAAATTTATTTATGAACTGGATAAATAAAGTAACTAAGCACCACAAAGAATACGTAAACACGATAAAACAATTCGGTGAGGATTTCTACGCAGAAGATTTAGTTCAAGAAATGTATGTTAGATTTATAACTAAAAACAAAGAACAACAAGTGATGAACAAAGGCGAAGTTAATAGGTATTATGTTTGGCTTACGCTCAGATCGTTATTTATAGATTTTCACCGACAAAAAAGCCGAGTAATTAAAGTTGATGTTTCAGAAATTTTAAATTTGCAACAAATAGACGAAATAGAAGAACACGAAGCCTTTGGAAGTTTAATGACGCAAGTAAGCAAAGAAATGAATAATTGGCACTATTACGACCGTTTATTGTTTAAGCTGTACAAAGACACTAATATGAGTATGCGTGAAATAGCACAGGGAACGAATATAAGTTTAAAAAGTATATTTGGAACATTAAAACACTGTAAAAAACGTTTAAAAGAAAACGTAGGTGAAGATTATTTAGACTTTAAGAATGAAGATTTTGAATTAATAAAATAAATATGGCACGTAAAAGACGAACAAAAGCTGAAATATTAGCAGCTAAAAGCGAAGGATTAGGCGACACGGTAGAAAAGGTACTCGAAGTAACAGGAGTTGCAAAGGTTGCGAAATGGTTATTAGGCGAAGACTGCAAATGTGATGAGCGTAAAGCAAAGCTAAACGAGTTATTTCCTTATAAGAAACCTTTATGTTTAGAAGAAAACGAATTTAGTTACCTCAATGAATGGTTTAACAAAAACACGGATCGAGTAACTCCGATTGAACAAGTTGAATTATTTAAAATTCATTCAAGAGTGTTCCAGGTTCGAAACGAACTAACAAGCTGTCCAAGTTGCGTTTTAGAAAGGATAAATGATTTAAGAAAAGTTTATAACCAATATAAAGACGAACAAAATGCCGATTCCAACTCCTAACTCAGGCGAAGAAAAAAAAGACTTCATTCAACGTTGTATGTCAGATGACACAATGGTAACTGAATACACAAACACGGATCAACGTTTAGCCATTTGCTCAACAAGCTACGAAGAAAACCTAAGCAAACAAAATGAGCGTATTTCTAACAAGTGACTATTACATAGTAATTATGAATCCAAACAAACATAAACACGAATGGAGCGCAATAAGAGTAATAATGCAAGTTAGCGAAATAAACTACTGTATATTTTTAGACTATGAAATAAACAAGTTAGAAATACACGCAGTAACAAAAGAAGAATTTAACACGTATAAATACAACCCTAATTAAAACACGAATTATGGCAAAAGTAGGAAGACCAAGAAACTTAGATAGCCCCGAACAACTTTACGAACTATTCGAAAGATATAAAACAGACGTAAAGGCGAACCCAAGAATAAAAAGCGTATTCGGAGGAAAGGAATTTGAAGAGAGAGCAGAACCTTTAGAAAGACCATTAACAATGGAAGGCTTTGAGGTTTTTTGTTGGGACGAAGTAGGTCAAGTAGAGCAATATTTTAAAAACATAGATAAAAGATACGAGGAATTTATACCTATCTGCTTACGTATACGCAAAGAAATCCGTAGAGACCAAATAGAAGGAGGTATGGTAGGACAGTACAATCCAAGCATTACACAGCGTTTAAACAACTTAAAAGAACAAGTTGAACAAACAAATATTGAACAACCTTTATTCAAATTAGATGCTGACGATAACCAATGAAGATAACATGGAGCTAATGGCTCGTTATCCTGACAACTATTTTGATTTGGCTATTGTTGACCCGCCTTATGGGATTGATATTGCGGAAAAACTTGCAAATGGATGGGTGAGTAAAGCAGGAGGAACAAAGTTTGAGGCAAAGGACTGGGATAAATATACGCCTACTCAGGAATATTGGGATGAACTATTTAGGGTATCTAAAAATCAAATCGTTTGGGGCGGGAACTACTTTATGAGTAAAATACAAAGAGATAGCCCTTGTTGGATATTTTGGGATAAAAATAATGGTGATAGTTTATTTGCTGATGGCGAAATAGCTTGGACTTCATTTGATAGCCCTGTAAGATTAGCAAAAATACATTGGTGCGGAAGTGCAGCAAAACACGAAACAGGGCAAAATAAAATACACCCAACCCAAAAGCCAACTAAACTTTACAAATGGCTATTAGATAAATACGCAAAGCAAGGAGATAAAATTTTAGATACACATCTTGGCTCAGGAAGTATTGCAATAGCGTGCCATGATTACGGCTTTGATTTAACAGCATGCGAACTTGACAAAGAATATTTTGATAAAGCAATGCAAAGAATAAATAACCAAACAGCACAAACTAAATTATTTATATGATAATAACAACAGCAATAAGGAAGATTAACGCCCTAAAAAAACGGATAAAAATTATCCAGGGCGGAACTTCCGCTCTTTATCCCCCTATGAATTAAGTAGTAGGGGGAGACAATGCAGGTAAAACTTACGGAATTTTGCCCGTGTTAATTACAAAGGCTGCTACTTATTCAGGAATGGAGATTAGTGTAGTTGCGGAATCAATACCACATTTAAGACGAGGTGCGTTAAAAGACTTTCTAAAAATTATGAAAGAGACGGGACGTTACTTCGATGATAGGTTTAATAAAACACTTTTACGTTATGAATTTGCTAACGGCAGTTTTATCGAGTTTTTTTCGGCTGATGATAGTTCTAAGTTACGGGGTGCTCGTCGTGACATTCTCTATATTAATGAGTGCAACAATATATCTTTTGAGTCCTATAACGAATTGGCTATTAGAACGAAAAAAGAAGTCTTCTTAGACTTTAATCCTGCTAACGAATTTTGGGTGCATACGGAACTAAAAGACGAACCCGACTCAGAGTTTATAATACTTACCTACAAGGATAATGAAGCCTTAGATAACTCAATAGTTGAGCAAATAGAAAAGAATCGTTTAAAAGCTGAAACAAGTTCTTATTGGGCTAATTGGTGGCGTGTTTATGGATTAGGTGAAATAGGAATGCTTGAGGGGGTTATATTTAGCAACTGGAAACAAATCGACCAGTTACCGAGTAATGCTCGTTTAGTGGGTATTGGATTAGACTTTGGTTACACGAACGACCCTACTTCTGCAATAGAAATTTACAATTATAACGGAACACGAATCCTCAACGAATTAGTTTACCAAACAGGAATGTTAAACAGCGATATAGCTAAAAGACTTCCAAAAAACGTAGTAGTGTACGCTGATAGTTCAGAACCTAAAAGCATTGATGAAATAAGACGCTACGGAATAACAATTAAAGGCGTAACAAAAGGCAAAGACTCAATAAATTACGGAATTGATGTTATGCAACAACAGGAATATTTAGTAACTTCAAACAGCGTTAATTTAATCAAAGAGTTAAGGGCGTATTGTTGGGACGTAGACAAAGCAGGAACCAGATTGAACAAACCTATTGACACAAATAACCACGCTATCGACGCGCTGAGATACCACGAAATGGAAACACTCGGACTCAAAAGAAATTACGGCACATATAATATACGTTAATGACAGATGAGACACCGATATTAACCCGAGAAGTTGAGCATTATGTGTATATTCGAACGGGTAGGCGTGTAAAGATAGTTTTTAACGACCCTCAAAGTATAAGAAAGCATTTAATGTTACTTGGCGAAGCGTATGCGGTAGCTATGTACTACAATAAACAAAATAAAACGTTTAAATAATATGAAGTTAGAATTAGTCGTTCCAACGCAACTTAGTGAAATTCCATTAAAGCACTATCAAAAGTTTTTAGGTATTGCCGAAAACACGAATGATGAGATTTTCTTAGCAGAAAAAATGATTCAATGCTTTTGCGGTATCGAACTAAAAGAAATAGTTAAGATTCCATTTAAAGAAGTTGAAGCGTTAAGCATACATTTTGCTACAATGTTTCAGAAAAAAACGGAATTTAAAAACCGATTTACTTTGGCAGGTACTGAGTTTGGGTTTATACCGAACTTAGAAAACATGAGTTGGGGTGAATATATCGATTTAGAAGCGAATATAAGCGACGTAAAGACCTTTCATAAAGCGATGGCTGTAATGTATCGCCCGATAGTAGAAAAACACGGAGATAAGTATAAAATAGAGCCTTATGTTTCTTCTGCAAATTATGCCGAGGTTATGGAATACGCTCCTTTGGATATAGCATTAGCAGCAAAGGTTTTTTTTTACAATTTAGAGAACGAGTTATTGGAGGCTACCCTGTATTATTTGGAGAATCAGATAACGAAGGACAAG